CACGAATTTTAGGCGCAATCGCCCTTTTTCCCCCGCAAAACCCCCAGAGCCTTATACACTCTGACGCTTACGTCTGCCGAAGCAAAAGCCCGAAGGCTTGGTACTCAATTCAACGCCCACCTGAGTGAGTCGCTTCCCCCCTGCCTGACGCTTCACAGCGTGGATCAGCAGGCCACTGTTGTATAAGTATCTCACCAACGGTTCGTGGCAGTCTCTTGCGAGTTTGCGGTTGCCTGTTGTCAAGGGCGAAGACAGAGCAGGACGTTTGTGTTGGTTTGACCTCCCATTTCTGGGGCTGCATTAAAAGCGACAGCTTGCATAAGCCAGAGTACGTCAGGCTTTGCCACACGGTCGGGGACTAGATATAGGGGAAAGGGATTGTGACAGGCACTATATATTGTGTATACTTGGCTTGTCGGGTTTCTAGCTTTCCATCTCTAGTCGGAATTTAGGGATTCAGCAACCCACCGACATTTTTGATGTTATTCTCCTTTGTACGAAATTGCAAGCCCCTCTCCACAAGGGGCTTTTTTTTGCCTGTCAAAAGTTGCAGTTGAAATAAAAAAGTTTCAGCTAGTAATTACGATTCCCCCAGTAGTAATTACGATTGACTACGACAAAACTCACAAAAAAAAGCGCCGATTTGTCGTGGTATTTGTGAAAAAGCACAATTGTAAATAAAAACAGTTGACCAATGTCTACAGCAGCAGTAGACTGTCTGGGCATTATCTTAAGGAGATTAATATGCAAACATCAGAAAATATCAACGAGCTGGCTACTGCGCTATCAAAAGCACAGGGTCAGATGGGCGGTGCGTCTAAAACTGCCGACAACCCATTTTTCAAATCTAAGTACGCCGATTTAGGTAGTGTCATTGCTGCTGTTAAAGAGCCAATGGCTGAAAACGGCTTATCCTACGTCCAGTTTCCCTTTACTTTTGAAGGCACTGTTGGCGTAACAACCAGACTCATGCACTCGTCTGGGCAGTTCATGGAGTCTAGCTTCTCTATCCCTGCTCCTAAGAATGATCCTCACACATACGGGTCATTAGTGACGTACTGCCGCAGGTTCAGCTTACAAAGCATTCTAGGTATTCCTGCTGAGGATGACGATGGCAACGCTGTCACACAGGCTGCTAGGACTCTGATTAACTCAGGTCAGGTTGCGTCTCTTCAGGCTTTAATGGAGATGACTGACACTAAAGAGTCCCAGTTCCTCAAAGCCTATGATGTGGAAAGCCTAAAGCAATTAACCGTAGACCAGTTCAAACACGCTGTTCCTTTACTTGAGAAGAAAAGAGAGAGGCAATCATGATTCAGGGTAGCCAAGAATGGCTTCAGTCGAGGGTAGGAGTCGTCACAGCCAGTAACTTCTCCAAGGTCTTCACCACGGCTGGTAAGTTATCTACTAGCCGTGAGGGTCTTATCAATCAGTTAATAGCTGAAAAACTAACTAACGCACCCACGGAGACATTCAAGTCTTCTGCAATGGAACGTGGCAACGAGTTAGAACCTCAAGCCAGAGCGATGTTTGAGGTCATCATGGGCGTTGAGGTAGAGGAAGTATCTCTTATCAAGATGGAAGGGCATGAGATAGGCTGTAGCCCTGACGGTCTATTTGATGACACAGGCATTGAAATTAAATGCCCACTTCCTGCTACACACTGCGCGTATCTACGCGCTAACAAACTCCCTAGTACCTATGTCCAACAGGTGCAAGGGACAATGCTTGTCTTGGGCTTGGAGAGGTATTTCTTCATGTCTTTTCACCCTGAGATGAAACCGCTTATTATTGAGGTCAAACGCGATAATAAACTCTTGGAACTGGCAGAACCTCTACTTATAGAGACTGCTGATATTATTAAATCTGAAACTGAACGATTGAGGAAAGAGAATGACTGATTACGATAACAACAACCGTGGCGCATTGTGGAAAAACGACAATCAGACTACTGAAAAGCACCCAGCTCTGAAAGGTAGTGCAGAGATAAATGGCGTTGACTACTGGGTATCTGCGTGGACTTCTAAGGAAGGTGGTAAAAAGCCGCTGGTAAGTCTTTCGTTTACACTTAAAGATGAGAAGCCGAAAGTTGCCGCTGTAGCGTCTCCTGAAGATGACTTTGATAGCGATTTACCCTTCTGAGGTACTTATGATTGATTTTGGGAAAGCACTTAGAGCTGCCCAAGAAGAGCAAGGCGTAACGTCGGTAGAACTGGCGAAGCGCTTTGCTGTTCATAAGCAGCAAGTCTCACGCTGGAGATATCAGAAAGATGCTAGCTTATCTCTGGTTACCAAGATGTCTAATGAGTTAGGCGTAGATGAACTAGAATTTGTGGCGAAAGGCTTATGATAGTTTTTGATACTGCTCAAGACGCGATTGAAGAGGCTGTGTTCTGTGCTGATTCAGAACATATCCCTTACGTCATAGTCTTTGATGATAAAGGGTTTGGTGTTTGCCCTTACGATGATGTTGAGGATATCTCTTTAGTGATGGAATATATCAACGGCACTTATCTATGAAGCCAAGACACTACGCAGCAGAAATACTGGCACTTAAGACCAGAGAGGAAAGGAGGGAGGCTTTATCTAAAGTGCCTCCTGACTACCAAGAACGTGTAAGACTTTATGTGGAGAATGAATTTGAGCGAAGGAAATACACTCGCAGACCTTGAGAGAGTTACTCAAGAGTTTGCCCAAGCCGAAGCTGAACGCCAGTATCTTATGGAGTTCCGCAAGTCCAAGAAAGCAATTCTTATGGCAGAAGCAGAACGATCAGAGCATTCTATGCCGATTGCCAAACAGGAAAGATATGCGTACTCTCATCCTGAGTACCTTGAGTTATTGGAAGGATTAAAAGTCGCAATAGAAAAAGCGGTTTTATTGCGGCATAAGATTCAAGTAATGAATATGAGATTTGAGCAATGGCGAAGCAAACAGGCGACACTGAGGCAAGAAATGTCTATCAGATAAGCGATGAGTTGAAGTTCTTATCTATGATCTATCCAGTGAATAGTAAGCTATTCAGCATCAAGTTGTTAGAAAGCCGAATGAAAAACATGGATAGCAAGACTAGACTAAGAGCCATTCGGGTAATTAACTCCCTGCAAACTGGAAGACCGTACAGATTATGAAGCGAAAACCTAAAGTCAAATCTAGCAAAGTCTTACGTCAGGAGTGCCTTAAAGCAATCCAGCGGTTATGCAGATTAGCCGCAGCGGATGATGATGGGAATTGCGCTTGTGTGTCTTGTGGGACGGTTAAGCACTACTCAGCTTTACAAGGTGGGCATTTCCTAGCCAAAGGCTCATCTAGTTACTGGGCGTTGAAGACAGAAAACGTCCACCCTCAGTGTGCATCCTGTAATATGTGGGGAATGAGGTACGGCTCAGCCGCTCAGCAGTACACCTTATGGATGGAGGATATGTACGGCAGGGACTTTGTAGATGAGATGATTGCTACTAAGTCCAATCCCATTAAGCTCTACAAAGCAGACTACGAAGAGATGCTTGAGGAGTTTAACGAGCTAATCAAATACCATGAGAATCGTTTAAGATGATAGAAGTTACCTTATCAGAAGACGAGCAAGCCCTGTGTAGAGAAATAGCTATGTCCAGATACTCTACCTCTCGTGAGTTGGGATTAACCCAGTTAAGAATAGACACCTCTGAGATGAACGTGGAACTGTTAGGCGTTCAAGGTGAGTTAGCCTTTGCTAAAGTGTTTGACTTGGAAGACCCGAAGGATAATCTCGGCTCAGATGGTGGAACAGATTATACTATCCAAGAAATAACCATTGATGTTAAAGCAGCCTCTAAACCGACCTATAGACTCTTGTTTAGAAGTTTAGAAGCGTTCAAATCACAAGTAGGCGTGTTAGTGGTTAAGATTAATGACAACACGTTTAAGCTGGTTGGCTGGACTACTCGTAAGCAATTTGCTGAGTTATCACAGCCTTTAGGTGAAGGTGGTTTCACTTTAGAACAAAGCCAGTTACGACCAATTGAAGAGCTATGGAAAAGACTCACAATCAAGAGGCTCAAAAATGCCTGAATATGTAATGGCGATGTCCCCAGCAGAGATGACGGAATTCTTAGAGTCAGAGTTTTATGACCTTGAAGACGGCCCTAAGCGGTGCATAGCAACCATGATGGCAATGCTTATGGATCATAGTGAGTTTCTTGAAGAGCAAGGATTAGAAGAGAAGTTTGACTTTCTATACGACAACGATGGAGGAGATTTACATTGAAATCAACAGATTACCAAGTAGCTGGCGACCATTACCAAAAGATGAAGATTCAGCCCATTGAATACATCATGGCGAATCAATTGCCCTTCGCTGAGGGTTGTATTGTGAAATACGCTACTAGATGGCGAGACAAAGGCGGCATAGAAGACCTAAGAAAGATCAAGCAGTTCTGCGACTTCATCATAGAATCAGAGCTAGAAAAGCTAGAGAATGTTAAACCTTAGTATCGCCCTGTTCTAATTAGATCGGTAACCTCTATAGCACGGTTGCCGACTTGCTCAGCCCACCTAGAGTTTAAGAATTCGTCTGCTGCTTTCTCGTAGTCCTTGGCTTCCATGTAGGCTAAAGAATTTGTAAACGTCAATAATCTAGTGATACCTATGTTAAAACAAAGGTTAATCAAAGCATCTTGTCTGGCTCGGCATAAATCAGAATACCACTTAAAGTTATGCAATAACTCGGTGTCGCACCGCTGAATATCGTTGTCTAAAAGATACAAAACCTCGTCTTCAGTAAGCCCCATGTCATCAAGGTTTCTGCCAACACCTATAGTCAGCTTGCCTGCTGTGCATTCGTAGGGCTTGTTCCTTTTCCCTTCATGCTTAATAAGCATATCGCTTAGACGCTTACTCCTCGTCATCGTCAAACTCTCCCGCCTCTAACGCTAATAAAAAATGTGCCTGACCTTGTAATACGCCGACTATACTATAAATAGGCAACCCTAAATCTATGGCTTTTGTGCTTAACTCTGTCAATTCCAATTCAAGCGAGTGCATATTACTGTACATATCATCAAGCGTTTTAGCTCGTGGAAACTCAATCACCTTGTCGGTCATAATTATTTCCCTACATTTTTAACACGCTCGTAAGATCTAGCTCCTGCCAAACCGAGCATTCCCATTAAAACAGGCAGCATAACCGTGGTATCAGCCTGTGGAACATTAATCCCAAAAGGCGCAGCTAAGGGAGAGATAAGAAAATTGACCGCAAAACCAGCCACACAGACCCAAGCAGTAGCTGGCCTCCAAGAAGACTGAAACCAATTGCCTTTCGCCTCTTCACGGTTGACAGCGATTTGCGCCAACATAATTTCCTGATGGTGTTTATCAGCCATCGTAGCAATCTGATGGGCAAGCTCGTTCTTCTTGTCTTTGTCTTCAACAAATTGATCTAGCAGGTTTGTGACTGGCCCAATTAACGCTGTAAGCGAGGACAGCATTTAAGCCACCGCTAACACAATTAAGATAAAAGCAGCCAACAACACAGCAACAGTAGCTTGCTCGTCCGTTGAATCCATGAACTTTGCTTTTACAAACTTGCCTATTACTTTAACGTATTTCATAGTCGTTCCTTATTTATCAGCCTTGGTATCAAGTCGCTTAAAGATAGCACCGAGCATCTCTTTGATTTCTCGTATGTCATCGCGGTAATCTTCTTTTGCTACATACAGCATAGGTATGGACTTCATGTCAGCATCAATCCTATCCAATAATGCAAAGACTCGATTGACTAACCATCCAACAACGAATCCTGCTACTGCTATTGTTATGTTGAACATGACTTGATAATCCATACTACACCTATAATGTCAGGTCAGGGACTTTGCGCGAGTCTCTGATTTGATAAACGTGACGTAGAACCTCGCCTCCGTCACGATGGAATACTACTTGGTTCATCACGCTAGAAGCGCCGTATCCTGCTCCTGCGTGCCAAGAGTCAGGTGGGGCTAATGTCCCGAAGGCTTCCACGAAAACGCCGTTATCTGTCTCTATAGCGTTCTGGTGATGTATGTGTCCTACTAGCCACTTCCTGTACACAGTGGCTGACCATTGCTCTGGCAGCATCTTAGGTAGGATAGCGCCTAGCTTTGCAGCCTTGACCTTATCTCCGTGATGTACCGCTATTAGGTTCTTGCCAAACTGCACGGTATGAAAGAATCCGTGAGGATCTAATATGGTTACCCTTGGCTCTTTTGAGTAGTAGAACTTCAAGATTAACGCAAGGGCGATGGCAGTATCTGAGTCGTGGTTACCTCTAGCCATTACCACCACGCAACTCTTATGTTTCGCAAGCAACTTATCTATTGCGTACAAGAAAGTCTGCGCTGCTATCTCAAGCACTACCTCTATTCTGGTGTCTACGTCTAGCTTCGTTCCTCCAAAGGTAGTACCACTACTCCCATTGGCGTGAATGAAGTCTCCTACGTTGACCAGTAGTGCCTGATTGGATGCAGGAGCAGCATCTACCAAATACTCTATAGCCGCTAGCATATCATTGGATGCTATCTTGGTGTCGTAGTCACGAGCCTTAGTCTCTCGTGCGTCAGCCCTCATGCCGAAGTGTGCGTCACCTATTACAATGGTAGGTAATAGGTCATCAGCAAACTTCTTTGCCTTTGGCTTGGCCTTTGGCTTGTAAGGTTTAACCCCTTTGGTCAGACCATCAACAAAACCTTGCAGCGCTTTGTCTCGCGCAGCCTCGGTCATGGTTCGTTTAGTCTTTAACCAAGCCTTGTTACCCTCATCGTCAGAGGTGTAGATAGACCGACCAATTACTACTTCGCCTTCAGGAACGTGTCTTCGAGCATCCCAATTGTTTGAGTAACCCGCACTTGCGGCGTAGTTTTTAACCGCACCAATGTGGTCGCGTACTGTAGACGGAGAAATACCCAAGACACCCGCAGCTTTAGCAACCACTTCCCCGCAGTCTTCCCAAGCCTTTACAGCCTCGCGTTGTCTTTCTGTCTTGGCGTAATCTATTAGACTCAAACTACTACTCCTACCACTGCCATAATACAGGCAAAAAGTATTGTTCCAAGAAACGCGAATCCAATACCATCAATGATTAAACGATTTCGTGCAGCCTTGGCTCGTGCTGCTTCTAACCTTTGCTTTCGGATAACCGCTCTAGTCCGAATCATCTCAATATAAACGCCTTCGCCAACTGTCATTACTATGATTTCGCGAAGCTGTTTTTCCATCTGCAAAGTCTTTTGCTTAGCCATGGTAATCTGTAGTGCTGCATTCTCTACAGAGCCTTTCGCAAAAAGTTTTGACATTGCTGAGGCATTCTCAATCCCTGCCTCTGCCTCGCTTATCTTATCCTTCGCGTCAAAGAAAGCACCAAATTTGTGTGCTAGATCTTGAACTTCATGACCTTTGTTGACAGCTTGTTGGATATAGTTAAACGCCCTCCCTGCCGCTGATACTGCTGCAATGATTTCTATCACTCATACGCCCTCACTGCGTTTTTATCTGCGACTCGTGGCAAACAGTAGGCCGCGAGGGTAATGCGTCTTGGTGCTGCGTTAATCGTTCTTTCTACCCTGCCTGTTACTATTGCATTGGCAAAGTAGTTGCACCGATGAATATTAAAGAAGTACATATCAGATGACTCGACCTGTCCATTAACTAGAACCATTAGCAAGAACAGGTGTGTCATTTAAGTTTCCAGACTTTAGTCAGGCTGTCTTTCAAGCGACTCGTCTACAGTTTCTAAAGACTCAGTAAGCATCTTCAAGAAAGACTCCTTACCAACTTGTAGCTGCTGTAACTGGAAGTTCATGTTGCCAATCTTCTTATCCAGATCAAGACAGTGATTAGTAAAAATCACCTGTTCGTCAGTGAATGTAGTGGCATCGTACTCAATATCATTTATCGTAATCATTTGGGGTTTGTTGTCTTTACCCATTAGATTTTCTCCTAGTTAAAAACTACCACGGAACACCCGAGGCAGTGACAGGGTTGATTTGCAAATCAATGTTAGCTTGCAGACTTGCTTCAGTAGCGTCTTTGTCTACTGAGTCGTACACCCACCCAAGAACAGTCTCTTGAGTAAGATCAGCGTAGGGTACATAGCCTTCTGCTGATGGGTCAGGGCTAAAGCCACAAGTGCCGTAAGAAGAAGCAGTGTACGTTACAGCATCGTCTCCTTCGCCAGTTGTTTCTTCAGCGTTTACTCGCCAGTGTGCGACAATAACAGCGCCGTCCATGTCAGAGGGCTGTAGGTCGTACTCGAGAGTTGCGATAGTCCAATTAAAAGTTGTCATCTTAATTTCCTTCTATTTAAAGTGCTGCAATGATAAATGCTAGTAGTTCTGAATAACGCACACCCATACGGCTACGCTCTTCGCCTGTTTCTTCGTCTGTCCACGTTGAATGGATAAACATTGCGTAACGTCCTGCGTCTAAACCCTCTGCCTCAAATGCAGCCTGTAGGTCTTGAGCGATAATACCGAAGTGTATACGAGCATCGTCACCCTTTTCTTCAACGGCAGACTTCCAACGGAATTTACGCAATAGTCCTTTAGCCGCTACAGCAACACGAGTTTCTGCATTAGACAGTTCTTCAATGTCTTGCTTTTCGTTGCGGTCAGAGGTTTGGATTGTGCCGTTGGTGGCGTACACATCGTCAAAGCGACGACTTACTATTCCCAAATCAGAAGAATCATCTACATTAGGATAAAACTGTGCAGAACTCCATTTAAAATATACTGTTCCTGCTCTAGCCAAACCGCCATCTGCTGTGCTGTTAAAATATGCTGCCGTACCATCATTAAGAATACTACCTACGGTTGTGCCGTCTTTGCGGAACTCTACAATAGACCCGTCTGTACCTGTTCTATTAAAGTAACCAACTGTTCCGTTATATCTAGCTACATTAAAATAACCACCAGAACCTATGTTGTAGACAAGACCATTATCCGCAGAAGAACCTGCATTGTTATTCTGGGTATCTGCATCAGTAGTACCAACAAGCAAGTTGCCACTGCTGTCTATGCGCATTGTCTCGCTAAATGATATTGCTGTTCCTGCTGTACCTGAAGCGGCAGTATTCCAAATATGTTCGCCATTGTATTGAACATAGGTTGCCGC